TATCTTATATAAACGATTAGAAAAATTTAATAATCCAATTTTAGATTATTTAGGTACATCAATACATGAAACTCCTGGTGATACTATGTTAGAAGGAAGACATGGGAATAGTATTAGAATAGGTAGTAGAGCAATAAATCCATATATTTTTATATCAAATGGTAGACAGGTAAATCAACACAAAGAAAGTTTAATAGATGGTAGTTTGATAAGTATAACTGAAAGGGGTTCATTAACACAACATTTTAGTGGTTATAAAATAACTCCACCATCAACAGAGGAACAAAGTAAAGAAACTGTAGGATTTATATTGTCTTCAGATAATATTGAATTAGAAAATAGAAGAGGTATGGGTAATTTAATTCAAACAACAAATGTGGTTGATGATGTATTTCCTTTATTATATGAATACAACAAAAATCAAATATTATTTAGATCTGATAGAATTACAATTGACTCTAGACATGATGATATTTATTTATCATCCTTTAAAGATATTCATATAGGAACAGGTCGTAATATGACAATGTCAACAAAAGAAAATTTAATAATTGAGTCAAAAGGAATATTTTTAGGAGATCCGAATTTAAATAATACAAGCCGTGAAATGGAGCCAATGGTATTAGGGAACGTGTTGTTATCAGCTTTACAAGATATTATTGCGTTATTAAGAGAAGCATCTAGTGCGTATCCAGCTCCACTACCATTAGTAGATCCTTTAAATAATCCATTATCGACAAAGTTAGCTTCAATAGAAACTAAAATTAATCAAATGTTAAGTAAATATCACTATATAGAACCAAACGCTGGTGATATCAAAGACTAGGAGGTCACATGAAGAAAAAAACAAACATAAAAACTATAATCAGACAAATCGTTAGAGAAGAGGTTGCCATGGCAATCGGTGAGGTGATAACCGAATTAAAACAACCAACTCAATCTCAACCAAAACCACAAAAGAAAATTGTCGAGAAAAAACAATATACAGAAAATTCGGTACTGAATGATGTATTGAATGAAACAGCTATGGATGATGAGTGGAAAACAATGGGTGGTGGAAAATTTGATTCATCAAGAATGAATGAATTGATTGGTAGTCAATATGGGGATATGATGAACTCAACATCACAACAAGTTCCATCAAGTGATCCAATGTCACAATTTTTAAATAAAGATTATAGACAAGTCTTAACTAAAGCTGAGGAAAAAGATAAAAGAAAACATGGGAGATAAATAATGGCATTAGAGCAAGATTTAGCAGATATGGATTGGAATGGATTCAAAGATGCGTTGATAAAAGCTAAAGTTGAAGGTATAAAAGCATCTGGAGGAAAAGAAGAAGATTTAGATTTATCTGATAATGGAGCTATTGAAATAGAATGTAGATTTACAATGTTAGCAATAGTTAAATTTTTAACCGAAGCTGATTTTAAAGTAACTAAATTTAATGCACCAATAGTTCTTGAAGATTTTAGAATACCAGACCAAACTGTAAATGTTGAACCTACTACTTTAGTTGCGGATAAAAAACCAATGTTTGATTTTATAAAAAAAATAGCAGGTGCTGTTGGGTTAGCTTCGGCAGCAGACTTACTTGAAGGTGCTGTAAAAAAAGCTGTAGAACCAATAGCAGAGGGTGGATCTACTTTACCAAGTATTGATATTGATAAAGATGGAGGTGGTTTAGAAGCGACTGGTTATACCTATATAGGTGATGATCCAGAATCACAATCTGGATTTGATGTAAGTGAAGAAGATGGTCAACAAGACCATACTAATGTGAAACTATTTGCAGATGATGTGGAGGATTTAATATAAAATGGCTATTAAAGATACGACAAGAAAACCATTTATTGAGGATAACGATACTAATGTATTTATTGGAATAGATTTACCAATTCATAAATCGGATGGTAAAGAGGGATATTTTGCATCTACAAAAACTACAATTGAAGCTGTAAAAAATAACATAAAAAATGTATTAAATACTGAACGAGGTGAACGATTAATGCAACCAGTTTTTGGTTTAAATTTGAGAAAATTTCTTTTTGAACAATTCAACGATGAATCGGTAATACAAATGCAAAATGATATTCTTGATACACTTGAAATTTGGTTACCATTTGTTGAGGTTAGAAATATAACTGTAAGTACAAATACTGATGACTCAACTGTTGGTGTAAATGCTTTAAAGATAGACATATCATTTAATATAACACAGGATCCGGATACATTAGATTCTGTACAAATATTTGTATATGATAACTTAGAACAAAACAATTTAGAATAAAGGATATTAATGGAGATAAATTATGCCAAGTTATGGTGAAAATGATTTTAAACAATCAAATGTAAATTATTTAAATAAAGATTTTGGTCAGCTAAAGGCGTCATTAATAAATTATGCAAAAGCATATTTTCCGGATACTTACAGAGATTTTAATGAATCTTCTCCTGGAATGATGTTAATGGAAATGTCAGCTTATGTTGGTGATGTATTGTCATTTTATATTGATAAACAATATCAAGAAATGTTGTTACCTCTTGCAGAAGAAAGAAGAAATGTTTTAAATATGGCTAAAATGTTTGGGTATCAAGTAAAACCAATAGTACCTGCACATGTTGACTTAACTATTAAATCTCAAGTAAATTCTGTTGAAGGTGCTGAATCAACAGTAGATTATTCAGACGCTGCTATTTTTGATGCTGGTATTCAAGTAACATCAACCACAAACACAAATTTAATTTTTGAAACATTAGAGCCAGTTGATTTTACTGTAACGGGTTCTACTGACTTGGATACATTTCAAATTTCAGATGAGACTGGACTTGTTACCTCATATACATTATCTAGAACCATTAAAGCTGTAAGTGGAGAAACTAAAACTAGAACTTTTTTAGTGGGTGCACCTACTAAATTTTTAAAATTAAAAATACCAGAAACAAATGTAATAGATATCATATCTTGTATTGATAAAAATGGTAACGATTGGTATGAGGTTGATTTTCTAGCACAAGACAAAGTACCAATTAAAACACACTATACTCAAGATTCTAATAGAGACACAGCATATGTTAATTTAGATAATTCAGAATATGTATCAGAAATTGCTGTACCTTATTCTCTAAGATACATTAAAACAAGTAAGAGATTTGTTCGTGAAACTAATGATGATAATACAACATCATTGGTATTTGGAAATGGTGTATTGAGAGATGGTGCAACAATTGATGAGGGTTGGATGGATTTAGAACAAATTGGAGTTGTCATACCAGGACAAAGTAATGACATCAACGAAGCTTTAGATCCACTTTTAGGTGACGATTATTCTACTTTGGGAGAAACTCCTATACAAACTACTTTAACAATAACCTATAGAGTTGGTGGTGGTATTGATTCAAATGCTGCTGTTGGTGATTTAACACAATTCACCTCACCAACACCATTACAGAATAATGGATCTGCTGATGCTACTATAGAAAGTATAACAAATGAACTACCAGCTGTTGGTGGTAGAGATGAAGAAACTGTAGAAGAAATAAAAGAAAGAACAAAAGCATTTTTTACAACACAACATCGATGTGTAACAAAAGAAGATTATGAGGCTAGAACACTAAATATTCCATCTAAGTTTGGAAACATCGCAAAAGCATATGTTTCAAGAACGAATGTTGTTAATGATAATCATGATATTTCAAGTCAAATTTCAACACTTGAAAATTTTATAACCGAAGGGATAACTCAGCTGACAGCTGGGGGTTTAGATGAGGGGGGAATATTAACAGACGCGGATTCTTTACACACCTCATTGGGAGCAGCACTCCCTATCTGTGTTAGTGCTCCTGCTGAATTATCTATTCCTGTTGTAACTAGAAATTTAGAAATTGATTTGATTGATTCAATTAAATCACAATTAGCTTTATTACAAACATCTTTAAGTGGTGCCGATAACCAAGTTGGATTAATACCAACAAACTTTAATTCAGAGTTAGGAAAAGTTAATATAAATATTCTTGCTTATGATAGAAATAATAATTTAGTTGGAAATAGGTCAGCTGCTCAAATAGGTGTAAATGACAATG